ATCTTGTCAAAGCGCAAGCAATAACCGTTAAAAGATGCTCGACTCTCTCTGCAAATACTGGCTTTTCTAACGCGCCAATGTCTGCATCACCATCTACTAATCCTTCTGCCAACAGGCGAGCTAGTCGCCCGCCTGCGTAGGGTTTGCTGTAGCAAGCGCGCAAATCTCCTCTACTAACTTGGGATCTGCCTCCGAGGCTTTGAAGCCCAGGGGAAACAACGCGCTACCGTCGCCGTCTCGAACCAGCCGCGCCCACAGCTCGACTATCGGCAGCTGTACGTCGCTGATAGTTGGCCGCCGCACCTGTATATCCCTGTCGAGAATGACAGAGCGAACAGGTCGCCACGCCGGCACCACTTTAGATAGGTCGCTAATCATGCTGCGACTATGCCAGAAATTTGCAGCTCAATAGCTACCATTTCAGCGCTGTCTCCTTTTGTCGTCTGGGTGTACGAAATGATTAGACAGTCGCCGCTGTAAGTATTCGCGCTGTTTGCGTCTGTATAAGTAAAGGCTACCGTTACCCCTACGGCCACTTGCGAAAGGAAGTTAGCTTGAGCAGCAGATTCACCAGAATTTGCCGATAAATAGCAGTTCAGCGACATAGTGCCGCTAATTCGGCCAGCTAGATAGGCTTTATAGAAATAGCTCAGCGGCGTGCATTCGATTGATTCGCGCTCTAGCTTAATGCTTGCATCTGCGACCTCGAAAGCGATTGTAGCGAGTGTGATTACTGCGCCTGTTCCGGTCATTGGGGTAAATGGCATTTTTATAGCTCCTGTGGTTAGTTTTGGTGAAACATTAAAAGATTAAGAATTGAATATCTGGTACGGTCAGCTGATCCCGGCGTCGATTCTTCTAAGTAGCCGTGCGATGCGCCAGTAACGCGACACATAAACGCAGTCTCTCCGCTGTTCGTCCATGTCGAACCGTTTAAGTCTGTAGTAAGCGCCTGCAATATGTCAGCGGTTGCTTTTAAGGTCGAAGCGAGTATGTAGACGTCAATACTCGAGCGCCATATTCTGATATTGGCGGGGAGAGCCGTTTCCATGTCTTCGGACTTCACTTCGTATATCAGCAGATTGGTACTCAGCGCCTGGGCTGCATTTCTCAAATCTGGCATAGCCGTATAGCCCAGATCGTTACTCAACTTCCAATAAATTAGGCTTGCTGCGCTCATTTGCCCGCCAACATCTTCTTTGCAGTTTCGCCTAGGTACTTTGCGAATAGTTCAGCCTGTTTAAGTGCAGTCAAGAATACTTTTGGGCGAATTCCCTTACCGGGAATCAATGCGCCCGTACGCGCTGTAAAGCCAGGATCAAGAATGTTTACTACAGACGTATAGCGGTCTTTTCTGCCGATGCCTGTAAAACCAATTATCTGGCCTTTTCCCGGTCGCTTGATTTTGCCAAGAACATTTTCAAGAATTGCCTTGCGGTGAAGCTTCCTGCCTTCGCGGTAGTAAGGCGCCGTAGCCCATTCTTTATACAGCGTCTTTTTTACGATATTGTTCGCTTTTAACATCGCGCGAAATTGCGCTTGCTCTAGCAAAGTCCATTTGATATTCGCTATGCGCTTATCAAGATTCTTTTTCGCTTGCGGTGATAAAGAGACTTGAATCATGCGGCCTCTTCTGCTCTGGTCAGTCCCAGACGTACAAATCGGTGCTTCATGCGGTCATCTTCTATAGATTGAATCAGATACGTAGTTGTTACTGAGCCATCGGTTAAAACGACGATCATTCCATTTTTTAAGCCGGGATACCAGGGCGCTTTTATGTACGTCATCTCGACTACTGCCTTGCCCATGTTGTTTACTTTGTCATTTCTCTCAGCGCTCTCGACGTGAACAATGGGCGTATATAAAAGCGTTGTTGCTCCGACTATTTTCTGTCCAAGCGTGTCAAAGGTATTAACAGCGACGCTAGAAATAGCGGCCTTAACTCGCATCATTCCCATCGGGATCAAATGAGCGCCCCAGTCCGATGCCGCGCGACCAACATGAGCCATCCTTTCATATCCGGCGGTGTTGGATCGTCGCCGCGATAAGAATAAAAGTAACCCACACGAAGCAATAACGCCTGCTTGATTTCTGCGTTGAATGCTGTAGTCAGCGTGAAGCCAAACGACAGGGGATAGGTGTAGTTTGGATCGTTCAACAGCGAATCGCCGACAACGTACGCCGCTGCGCCGTCTAATTTTACCCATGCTTCTGTAGGTGTAATTGGCGCTAGCGGTAGCAGGTCTGTAGTAAAAGTTGGCAGTATCGTCGTATCTACTGGATTAAAGTAGGGACGAAATACGCCATCATCTGGCTCCGCTAAGTAACGCTGGGCAGGGGTCTGCGTAATGAACCCCTGCCCGATGTACTGATGCGTTACTTCTTCCCATTCGATGCACACAGCCTGTACCAATGATGCGATATAAGAATCATCTTCGGTGTGGTAAACCCGAAGATGACTCTTTGCATCTGCTGTAGTGATCAAGATGGGCATAAATCACGTCTTGAACAGGGAAACCATTGCATTTCGATCCATGATTTTCCCACTACTTCGCGTAGTCGAGAGGAACTGCACTTGCCCATTAGCAGCAAGAATGTAAGGATTTGCCAAGAATGGAACCGTAGACATTTCTACGATTCGATATCCGCGCCCGATGTCGCCAAACACTCCGAAGCGCACAGTAGTCAATGCAGTCTGTGGAAGATTCGCAGAAATGTAAACTGGGAAGCCCATGAACGACATTCCAGCGCCGTCGCGAGCTACTGAATAGTTTGCGCCTTGGCCGAATGTTGGAACGTTTGCAGACGCTTGAGAAATGATTCCCGCCCATGTCGAAACTGGCAACAGCCACGAAGCATCTTTCAAGTATGTTGGCAACAGACCAGAAGCGTAAACGGTAGTAGCCGCCTCTGCCAAAGTAATGTTTGTTGCTGAAGCAATCGTTGAAGAATTCACGTTTCCAACAACTGCCGTGTTGTCATAGATCGTTTGTGCAAAATTTGCATAAGTGATGTTCGAATAGCTCAAGTCTCGATTCGTTGCGTGAAGTTCGGCGTGCTGGCGAATGGTTTCGCTTGCAACGTCATACGGCATATCTGTAAGCGCTTCATTTGAAACTGAAGTGAAAAAGCCCATTTTTGTTGGGGTGAAGTCTACTGGGTCGTTATCAACGTCTTTACTGACGTATGCGCCAGACTCAATAAGTGCAGTGGTAATTACTGCAAATTGTGCAGTTTGGCGATAGAAGCGAAGCGGTGCGCCGCTGTCTGTGGTAATCACATTGGCGAGCGAACGAACAACGCTCATGCGGTCCATCATTTGCTGAAAAAGTGGACTGGCTATTGTTGTTGTTGCGCCGAAGTCTGCGACGTTTGAGGCTCGCATTTCAAATTCGTTATTATCGCGGTAGCCGCCACAAATCCAGTCGCGGAATTCTGTTTTGTGCGAAGCAGCTGGCCGCCCAGTTTCAAGGTTTGAAGTAACGCCGCCGCCGTCGAGACGATCACGCAGACCAACGCGACGAATTTCGCTGTCCATGTGGTCGAGTTCGTCAAGCATTGCCGCCGCGCGACTTTCATTTGTTGCGTCAAGTTTTACAGTTCCGTTCGTCAGCAGGTCGATTTCGCCGCTGAGTGCCTTACGCTTTTCATACATTTCTGAGAGTTTCATAGTTTGCCTTTCCAATTTTTGAGACGTAGCGCTGTGCGCTGGGTGGTGACTAAATGAGAACGAGAGAGCGCGCGTGCATCTGCGTTTGTTTGCGGATACGCAGCGCGCTCAACGAGTGAGATTTCAGCTAGGTCGACGTCGAGAAGTGTGCGTAGATCGCCGTCGAATTTGTCTTCACGAACGGTGAAGCCGAAGGACATTTGCCGCACCATGCCGCGGCGCAACAGTTCCATAGCGTCTCTGCCTAGCGTGGTGTCAGCTAGCAGCGCATCGAAGATCAAGCCCTCTTCGTCTGTTCGCATATTCAGCGAGCCGCTAAGAGTCGTTGCTAATGGCTGGCTGCTGTCATGCTGCCAATAGAGCGAGATATCTGGATCATTCAGCGAGTTATTAAAAGCAGCTGGATCAATCTGCTCGCGCATCTGGCGGCCGCGGATCATGAGCGGCAGCGATGGAACATTAAACCGCGCTGCATAGCCGCCTACTTTCATCGAGTCTTTATCACCCGGCTCTAGAGCGATATCAACGGTGCGATATTCAATCATTGCGGATCCTCTGTTTGTGGATTGGCTGGACTTGGCGCTGTGGACGCGGAAGCTGCTGGGGCAAGCGTCTGCTCGCCGCCGTCGACATACGCCAAGCCCAACATCTCGCGCGCGTCGTTTAACGTCAACGCGCCTGTAGTCGCTAGATCCTTCAAGCTTGCAGCGATGTCGCGCATATTGCCGCGCATCAAGTCCGCTACTTCAAATTTGAGTTTTACGCCTTGCGGTAGAATTTTCGAGCTGAGCGAAGTGGCGAATCGGTCAGCCCATCCCGCTACCGTTCCCTCGACGTACTGCCGCTGCATTTCAATTTGTGAGCTGAGCGCGCCGGCATCAGACTGGTACAGCATCTGCGGCGGTATTCCAAGCGCCCGCGCGATTTCCATAATCTGAAATTTTCGATCTTCGAGTAAACCAGGTAGCGCACCGTCGCCCACGCGCTCAACGCGTACGCCCTCATCGAGTACTAGCGGCCGTGTAGCGCCCTCTGGCGTAATGTGTTTACTGATATACCCGCTGATTAAATCGAGCTTCGCCGTAGTCGAGAGCGTGCCGGGATGCGTAATCGAGATCTTCCCCACGCGTCCAGACTCAGCGAGTGATGTCGCTACTCGCTCTTGCAGGATGGACAGCGACAGCGCAGAAGCGCAGCGAACGAGTGGACTAACGCAGCTGTAGGGATTCTGCATCGAGCCAGTCCCTGCCATGAGCTGAACTATGTTGTATGGGTCGATCTGCTGCCCATCCATTAGGAAGCGTGGCTCGAATCCAAACCAGATAACTGCTATGCGTCCTGGCAATAGCGGCCATAGCGCGATGGCGTCGCCGCGATTGTCGCGCTGAATAAATGAATACCCACAGCCATTCGTTATGGCACTAGCCACCATCCAAGCGCGCCAAGCATGGCCGCTCTGGTATGTGTTGGCTTCGCCAGTCAGCAAAGTGCTTGCCGGGCATTCAACGTAGCTGCCATCGGCGCGGCAGCACTCGATACCGATTCTTCCAAGGTCAGTACCTAGCAGATTGATCGCGCGAAGTACAGCGGGAATGTTGTTGCGAGCGTCTGTAGTTGCGCTGAAAGTGCCGCCAATATCGGTCAGATATGATGACGTGGCAGTATTATTTCCGAACCATCCTGTAAGGCGTGAAAATACACTCACGCCCGCAAACTATTACCCCTCAAAAGTTGTCAAGTAAATTGCGAAAATTTATTTGGTAGACTGCTTTTACATCTTAAGACTGGTCACTTTCGCCGCGAGGTGATATACCGAGGCGCTGATGGCGCGGAAAAAGATTTGCATCTTGCGGTACTAAATACTGCCTGCAAATCTTTTTTTACTATTGAATATTCAATAGTGGGGGATCAGATTACTACGCCGCCGGGAGTCTCATAGGACGAAACCCTAGCTACGTTGAACCGTTCACACAGCATCGCTGCCATGCAGGACGCTATAACGGCGTCGATATTCCCAGAGCTGCGCCCCTTAACGGGTCGAACATTGCCAGCGTTATCTTGAATAGTTCGGGTGGCGCCTAGGCACGCTCTCAATACTGGATCTTTCTGATGTGTAATACTTCTCCCGCGTATACCGTCTGTCCATAAAGCCCATGCCGGCCCCATAGTCCTAATACCTTGCTCGACGGCCGTTACGGTTATTCCACGCCGCCGCCAGTCGATCAGCGCCGATTCCTGATGCGCTAGGGGATCTACTCCCACGTGCCTGACAGAATATGTAGCGCTGAGATCGAGTACCGCTGCCTCGATTACGTGCATATCGTGAATCTCGCCGCTCATCTGGCGTAAATGTCCTTCCGCTACCCATTGTCTCAGCGGCTGGTGACAGCGCTTTTCGTCCCCAACTATGTCCTGTCCTGCCCACCAATGAATAAGTTTGTATCTGTACCGCTCTGCCTTGACGTCAAATACCGCTAGACAAAGGCTCGATAGATTCGCATGGTCGCCCAGCTGTGCGCCGCGCGCTAAGTCGATTGCTATAACGGCAGGGGCGCCACGCAGACTGTCCCAGTCGATTACTTCGAGCATTTGCCTATCCAATATCGAGAGATCCATAGCGCCGCTCAAGCGGTCATTGTGCCTAGCGAGAATCTGCATATCGCACTCCGCTACCTGTTCGGGATCGTGTGTTCCCATCATCGCTTCAATCGACGCCTTCATATTCGCCGGCTGAACTGTCACGCCGAGCGACGGCTGCGCCTTAATCCAATTGTCTGGGTCGAGTGCATCATCTTCAGAGTCGAGACCAAACAACATCCCACGCCACCCAGCCGGACATTCAGCGCCTTGGACGTAGTGAGCCTGTAGCGCAGACCAATAAGGCCAGATTGATCTAGTGCGCTGTCTGGCGTCTGGCGTGCTGATACAAAGCATTTGGCTAGCAACGTCTTTTGATAGTCCTGTGACCACTCGCCCGAACCCCTTCTCCATTCTTGCGACTTCATCAGCGACAATCAAGCGAGCGCTGATACCGTCCATCGCCGTTTCTGTGCATGGCAGCGCTCGCATAACGGATCCCTGACAGCGGATCCAACCGCCTTGGTTGCTGATTGAGGTGGTATCGCTGAATGTCACTTCTGGATCAAGCGCCTTAGTCATGGTGCGTAGGCGGTCGAACACAATGCAAGCCGCCCGTAGGTTGGGTGCTACAGCGTAATACTGCTGACTAGCGCCGCCCGTCATCATGACGTACGCCAACATCGAAGCCGCTAGCTCAGTCTTCCCGGCGCCGCGCGCGACGACGACTAACAGCGCCTTACAGCCGGGATCTGCCAACAGCTGGGCAGCAACAGCCCATTGCCAGGGAAGAAGTACCAAAGGCTTGCCGGCATTACTTCCCGCCGCCTGAGTGACCAGCGCTACGAAGTCTGCGTACGCTTGGACTTTGTGCCAAGCCCAGCCGCTGAGCGCCGGCGCCGTCGCGACAGCCCAACCGTGCAAACTCAAATTACTTTTTATATTTCCCGCGGCAAGATCCAAAATATATTTTTCAACAATGTCGCGAACAATTATTTTTTCTGTGGCGATTATTTTATTTTTTTTGGTTGCCATTTGATTCGCGCGCCCAAACTCGCCCGATTATTGGTAGATTTCGGATACTTACACGCTTG